TCTAATATTTCATAGCAAACATTCTCAAGGTTTTTTATATCACCAGCTCCAGGTGTATTATCTATACCTTTACGAGTTGCTGTCATTGATTTAGTAAATTCTTCTAATTTAAAATGTTTAGATAGTTGCATAAATAATTTTTACCTTTAATTTTTTTTGTTCAGAAGTAGTTTGCCTGTTAATAAGAGATCCTTTAGTTTTTCTCTTATAGCCATCACTAGGTGTGTGATCTTTTTTTCTATAATTTTTACTTTTAACATCATACGCAGTATACTCACAAGTAGACATATTTAAAGTAACAATGTCAATAGGTCCTAATCCTCCAAGTGGAGTAAATACAAGTATATTAGGGTCTTTAGCAAAGTCAAGCTGTGCTGCAAGTTCAGAAGTTAAACCAGCAACAGCTTTTTTTCTTCTAGCCATTCCACTTGAAGAAGCCAAATAAGACTCCTACAAAACCCCCAAGAATAATTAATAAGTTAATAGCACCTTTTCCTTTACTTACATCTGTTCTTAGTTGTTTAATTTCTATTCTCATTTCATCTATTGCTTTAAATAATGTTTTCATTCTTTCTGCACAAACAGCTTCATGCTTTGATAATCTCATGCCTGTCATTTGACTTGTTAATTCTTTTGCTGTCATAATTTTTTTTCTAGGCATCTTCTTCCTCTACATTTTTTTCAATACATCCAAATCTTACATATAATTTATTTTTATTTACTTTATCTACATTCATTTTTTTTATTGTAGAACCAGCAATACTATAACCACTTATACCACAATCATAAAAAGTTCCAAATTTTATAGCAGGACTATATGGCTCTTCACAAGTGCCTGATAAAGCTGAACATAACTGCATAATTAAAACAAATTTCATAACATATAATATTAATATTTAAGGATGAATAAGGTGGTGCTTATCCATCCCATTTTTTTATTATCATTTTTTAAACCAACTGGGAAGTCCTAAATGAGGTCTACGATCAAAAATATTTTTATGTGATTTAGGTGTTTTTTTATTATTGTAGTGTAAGAATACCTGTATAGATTCTTTACCTTTAAATTTATTTCTCCAATGTTCTAATTCACAACCTGAATAAACTAACATATCTCCAGCTTCTAAATCTATTTTAATTCCTTTAGCTTTACTTTTTGTTGTAATTTTTTTACCATCAGGTATTCCAACATTTTCATTTGGACTTAAATAAATTGACCACTTATCACCACCAAGAAACATAGTAGTTGATATTTCACAACTAAATCTATCTTTGTGTCTTTTTAGTTCATCACCTTTTTTATAAATTCTTGCATAACTATAAGAAGGATTTAATTTAAATCCTGTTGTTTTTTCCATAATAGGTTGACATTTAAGTAATAAAGTTTCTGTAGCAATATTAGCATACGAAGCATAAGTATTTGGAATTTGATCTTGTTTAGTTTCGTAATATCCAATTATTTTTTCAAATGGTGAAAAGTATTTGGCAGCTCTACAAGTATCATAAACTTGTTTTTGCATACAAAAATAATTTGCAATAAAAGTTGCTAAATCTTTTGATATTGCTTGACGAATAACTGTGTATTTATTTTTTTTAAAACTCATATTAAAAATAATTAAAATTTAAAACTACTCTCCTTTTTGCGTTTGTAGTGGTAGTTCCTAAATGTTCTGTATCTGTATTAAAAATAACCATTCTATTTTCAACAGAATATATTTTTTTTTTATTTATTTTAAATTTTGTGTAACCATCATTTGTATTTAGATAATATATAGCAGTTGTAGTTTCTTTATGTTTATTATCAATATGATATGTTCCCTCTATAATTTTATTAGTATAATAATTACTATTTGCTTTAATTCTTACCAATGAAATACATTGTAATTTTTTTATAATAGGTAATAATAACTCAAGATTTTTAGAATTAGGACTATTGTTATTATAAAATATGTGAACAAATTGGCTTTTATCAAAACCTTTTTCACCAACATAATCTAAAACAGGACCAAAATACCAAGGGAAACTTTCATTATCTAAAATACCTTCTTGTATTTTTTTAAAAGTTTTTTTATCTAAAAAATTATCTATAACTTTAAACATCTTTAGCCATTCCTATTGGCACAGCTTGTATATTCCAATGTATAAATCTAAATGGTTCTATTCCATGATCTACTGCATACTCATGTTCTAAATAACCAGGAAATATAATTAATGTACCTGGTTTAGGTTTAAAATGTATTAGTTCTGTACCACCCCAAATACCTTTTATGTTTGGTTTCATTTTTAATTTAGTAGCTCTAGCTCCAGTTCTTGGTTCATGAAATATTGGGTATGATGTTTTATCACTACATTTTAAAAAATAAAAACCTGATACATGTTGATTCCAATGTATGTGTGCAGAGTGATGACCACCACCTTTTTTAGAAAATTCTTGTACCCATAATTCATTAAACATAGTTTGATATTCTGTCATATTATAACCTTGGTGATCTAAATACTCCCAAGATTTTTGACCAATGTAATTTTTAAAATCTAAAAAATTATTATCTAATGTTAATGGTGATGAATGATATGATTTACCAAAATCACCATGTTTTTTTATAAATTTTTTTTCTCTATTCTTAGCTTCTTTTATATATTTATTACTAGCTTTATTTAATGACTTAACAAACTCAGGTTTGTATTCTGACCAAATAGTTGTGCTAAAATAATTATTTATATACATATTATTTAAAAGGTAATCCTAAATGCCAAACTACAAGACTATATCTTGTACCTGATGTTATTGGTTTCACTCTGTGCCATACAAAACTAGGAAATATAATTATTGAACCTTTAGGCAATATTTCTTTACATTGTATTTTATGTTTTAATTCATCTCTAATGTGTGGATCATAATTTCTAAAATCAAATTCTAGTTCACCACCTTTATATTCTGAACCATCAGTAAGCTGACAAGTCATAGATAGTTTTCTTATTTTGCCATGATCTGGTGTCTTGGGTTTATCGTAAGGTTTATCCCAACTATCACAATGCCAATCATAATATTGATTTAATTTATATTTTGTAAATTGACAAGACTCTGATCTTTCCCAATCAAAATTCCAACCTGCATTTTTATTAGCTTCATGTACAAATGGATGTAATTCTCTATATATCCAAGTATCATTAAGCCAGACAAGATCAGAATTTCTTTTCCTTTTCATGTCTTTTACTTCTTGTTTAGAAAGTTTTCTATCACCATAACCACCAGTTCTAGCCATAACTTCAGCTTGTGATAATCCATATTCTATAACATTATCACAAAATCTAGGTGTCAATGCAGATTTAAAATACCAATAATAATTAGATAAATTCATAAGTTATCGTTTGCACAAAGTTTAATGAATCTTTTTGTTTGTTAGTTAAGTAATACATACAAGTAGAAGGAAATATAATAAATTTATTATTTGTTAAAGGCATATCCCAAGATTTACCTTTGCGTCTATTGTCTTCATAATGTATTCTAACATTACAATTATTTACTTTAACGCCATACAAACAAGTATAATCAGGAGAATGTCTAAGATCTAATGGATCTATATTTAATAAAGGTATTGAAACTTCTTTAGGTTTATACATATCTCCCCATGTTCCTTTATTAATTAAATTAATATTATACTCTACATTAACATGATCAGTTATATATGTATTAAGCATATCCCAATTTCTTGAAAAAGGAAAAATACAATTTTTAATATTAGTTTCTAATATTTGTTTAGATAATTTATCTCTATCTATTTCAAAACCTTTTGGCATTGAAACATCACCATATATTAAAGATATTTCAGAAAGTATTTTTTTATTTACACCACCACCCATAAAAAATTATTCTAATAAGTTTGTAATATCCCAAGTTTGATTATCTTCATTCCAATCATAAACCCATTTATGACTTCCTGCATCATTTTCAGATTGTTGTTCAGCAGTTAAATTTGGAGCATCACCAATAGGTGATTTCCAATTAGCTATTAATTCATCAAAAACCCAAGAAGGATAAGGTCTTTTTGGATAAAAAATATTTCTATCTTCATCCCAAATATGTCCAATACCAGCATAGTTACCTCTGAACGCTTTAGAATTATCTCCTGAAGAATGTTTATTATTATATGTATTATATGAAGTTTGAATCCACATTTCGGCTGACCAATTATTATGTCGTTGTAAATATTGTTGACCTACTGTTTCATCTTCAACACCATCAGCATTTAAAATTTTATTATTTTCTAAAGCAACTACTTGAAGTACTTTTCCATTCATTCCTATTTTTGCAAAATGTGCCATAATTTACCTATTGAAATTTATACCTTATTATTACTACACCTGAACCAGCACCTTCATCTGCATTAGCACTTCCATCCCCTTTATTTGCTCTTGGTGTACAAGGACCAGAACCACCTCCATCTCCAGCACCTCCAGACGCATAAGTAACTGCACTTCCTGTAATTTGAGTAGATGCTCCTGTTCCTGGACTTCCATTTCCATCTCCTCCAGCAGCAGTTGCACCTCCACCACCACCACCATTTTCGCCAGGAGATCCATTACCACCATCATTTCCTTGAGCTGGACTTACAGGAGGTGTGTTTCCATTTCCACCTGTTGCACTTGGTGCATAATCTCCACCACCACCACCTGAACCTCCAGGACCACCATTATTAGGTCTACCACCACCATAACCACCACCTGCTGATGTTATAGTTGAAAATATTGAATTTGACCCATTAAGACCATTTACTCCTCCTGGAGAACCTCGAGCTGCACCACCAGCTCCTACTGTAATTGGATAACCTGTTGCTGAAACTGTAATTCCTGCTGGAGCTACTAATGGACTAGCTGTGTATGGAGTTATAGGAGCTGTTCTACCTTCTCTAAATCCTCCAGCTCCACCTGCTCCTCCAGCGTTTCCATTTCCACCACCACCTGCAACTACCATATAAGCTACTGCATTATTAGCAGAACAAGTAGCAATTTGTGAAACACAAAAAGTACCAGGTGATGTAAATGTATGAACTTTATAATCAGTACACACAGTTGTAATAGTTCCACCTGTTGCACTTATAAAATTTTCTACACCACTAGGACTGGTTGTTACTGATTCTGCTGTTGTAAGCCAACCTTGAGTGCCATCCACATAAACTAAAATTACTGCTCCACCTTCACTTTCTAAAGTAGGATCAACAGCAGAACCTCCTCCAATTTTATCTGAACCATTTGGATTTAATGTAACTGCATTACTATCCCAAGTTCCAGAATAATCTTTTAAACCTACAATAGCTCCAGCACTTCCTGCTGGTAAATTAACTGTTACTGCTCCACCTGAAGTATTAACAAAATATCCTTCACCACTTGTTGCTGTAAATGTAGAAGTTTTAATTGAATCTGTTTGCCAATTAACACCATCTACTCCAGCAGCAGCTTTTTTAAGACCAGAAGATCTGCCTTCATTATTTTTTATTATTCCTGTCATTTAAAACTACCTCGTTTGATCTAAATAAGTTACAGTAATATCAACATTAGCTGAACTTGCAGTTGCTGCACAAAGATGATCTTCATCTTCTAAAACAATTCTGTCATTAAAAACAAAAGTTTCATTTGCTCCAACAGCTTGATCAGATAAAATTTCATAATCAGTTCCCCCACCACCATCATCAATATAAACATCTACTGTTTCAGCAGCTCCTGCTGTTTCAGTAATGACTATTGATAAAATAGTGTAAGTATGACCATTAACTCCATTTAGTAAAACGCTTTCTGAGTTTGTTACTCCTGCGTTTAACGAAACTTTTAATAATTCACTTGCCATTTTATTCTCCTATTTAAAAACCTAATACCAATGCTTTACCTGTAGTTGATATAAAGGAATTTTGAGATGGATTAGCTGCTACAGTAACTGTATCAGATGATCCACCAGTTGTTGTTATGCCATTACCAGCAGCGATTGTCAATGTGTTACCATTAGTAATAGTTTGATTTGATCCAGAAGTACCAGCTAATGTAAAGCTAGTCATATCTCCTGAACCATCATTACCAGAATAACTAAAGTGTACTCCAACACCATCTGTATTTGAAAATGATCCTGAACTAACAATATGAGTTACTGGAACTTTTGTATATCCTGATGCGTCTGTAACAGAACCAGATACTTTAAATGTTGCATAAGTAGATGGTGTGCCTTCTTTAGTTACAGTTACTATTCCTTTTGCTGTTGTGTTTGTTACATCATCCCAAGACTGCACATAACCAGATATATCTGCAGATGCGTCATCTGCATCATCTACATATAAAATTGAAACACTAGATAGCGTACCATTATTAAAAGCTATTTTACCTGCACCTGGGTCAGCATCAGAAGTTGATGAACTCCAAGTCATTGATAATTGTGAGTTAGTTCCACTTGCTCCTGTTGCACCTGTTGAACCAGTTGATCCTGTAGCACCTGTTGAACCTGTATCTCCTTTATTACCTGATCTTGAAAAATGTACTGATAGTTCGTCAGCAGCACTAAATGTATTATTACTTGCTACATGAGTAACTGCTAATTTTACATAACCAGAAGCATCTGTAGAAGCACCAGTTATATTAAATCTTGCATAAGTTGATCTATCATTAATATCATAGATCATTAAATTTCCTCTAATAGTAGATGTTGAATCATCCCAAGTTAAAATATCTGTAGATACAGTTACACCATTTTGATCAGCATCATCTATATAGATTGCTGTAGCAGATGCGTATGTACCATTATTAAATGCTATTTCTCCAGCACCAGGATCTGTATCAGATGTACCTGTATCAAATTTGTAGTAATATCCTGGTATTGCACCATCTTCTCCAGAAGCTGTAAATGAAATAAATACTCTATCATCATCAGCAAAAGTACCAGCAGTATCAATATAAACTAAAGAAACTTTTGTATAACCACTAGCATCTGTAACTGCACCAGTAACTTTAAATACCATCCAAGTATCTAAAGTATTTGTTTTTGAAATTCTTATTCTTCCTCTGTTAGTATCATTACCACTAACATCATCCCATGATTGTACCCATGCTGAAACATCTGTACCATTGTATTCTAAATCATCTATGTACATTTCAGTTGCACTAGATATTGTTGCATTGTTTAATCTAAATTTTCCTGCTCCAGGGTCTGCATCACTTGTTGTTGTTGAATATTGAAATTCAGCACTATCTCCACCAGCAGGTAAAAAGTTTGCAACTGTTGTTAAATTACCATCACTATCAAATCCTAAAGTCTTAGATGCTCTTGTTGCAGCATCATCTGTAAATTCAGATGAAGTAATAGTATTTGTTCTTGATACTTTAAACGATCTATCTAACTCCTCTTGCATCTGTTGGGTCGTCATAGTTGCACGATCCAAACCCTCTTCATGTGATTCCGCAGGGAATGGATCATTAGCGATATAATCTATCGCTTGAGTTTGCGGAACAGCTCTTCTAATTACAACTGTTTCACCAGTTGCAGGAGTATTCCCAGATGTAAATGTAACATTACCACCTGACGCATCTCCAGCACCAGATACTGTGTAGTGCGTGGTTAGAGTTTTGGTTGTCTCAGTTCCTGTAGAGGATCTGATTATTACTTGTAAATCTGTGTCCGCAAAAATTTTAAAAGCATAAGCAAATACTGTTGTGCTTGAATTACCTGAGTAGGAATTTTTTACTGTAGTTGATGATATAGTCATATTATCTAAATCCTTTAAATAAAGTTGATGGTTTAGTCAATAAAAATTCTTGACCTGTATCTTTTTTCATTTTCTTTTCCATTTTTCTTAAAATACCTGGAGAAAGAGTTTCCATCATTTGATAACCTATAGCATAATCAAACGCAGTTTTTAAGTAAAATAAATTTAAAAATGGTATATTACCTACAATAGATTTATATGCTTGTTTTCCTGCTTTTGATGGTTCACCTTGAACTGCATATCTAATAGCATTAGCAGCTTTAGCAAATTCAGTTGCAGCAGGACCAGTTGCTGTTGCTAATATATCTAAACCACTAAAACTTTTACTAAATAAAAAATCACCATAAATACCCAAACCACCTCCCTGCAACATAGCCGCTAAAAATGTAGCTTTTTTGGTTGGATCTTTAGGAGTTTTACCTTTTAATAAATCTTTTGCGGTCATAGATATATAACCAAATATTCCAGAACCTAATATTAATGACACTATTCCAAAAAATCCTTCTAATTTTCTACCAGCTTTAAGTGAAGAAAATTCTCTACCAAGAGCTTTTTGTAGTATTGCAAGAGGAAATGCTTTGAATTGAAATATAAATCTCATTGCTTCTCCATGTGCTGTACCTGCGTGTAAACCACCTTTCATAAATGATCTTGTTCTAGCGTCTGGTTCTATTACTGCATAAGTTGATCTATCTAAAAACATACCCATAACTTTTGTTTTTAAATTATCTCTAAAAATATCAATTTGTCTTTTAGACATTGTTTTTAATTCAGCTAAATTTTTAATTGCATTATCAGATAAATTATCAATTTGCCTTACAGAAAAAAATTCTTTACCATCATCAGCTCTTTCAACATCCATTTTTCTAATTGTATTCCATATTTTTTCATTAATACCAAAATGTTCAATTAATCTTTTAAATTTAAAATCTAAATTTTTAAAAGATGTATTTCTTCTTTTAGCAACATAATTACCCATACCTAACATTGCACCTTCTTTAAGAGAGTTAGTCCACCATTGTAATAAATTTAATTTAAAAAATGTTCTTTGTAATCTCGTAAAGGATCTATTTAATGTATCGCCAACAGAATATCTTGCAGCTAAATCATAAATAATATTATCTGCCATAAAACCTAACTGTTCTGCTATTTCTTGTTTTTTAGCTGAATTTTTTATTTTAGCTAATCTTGTCATAGCTTCAAAGACACCACCAAAATATGATCTACCTTGATATTTCAATTCTCTACCATACAAATGAATATCCGCCATTGCTGAAACAACAGCACCACCTAATTTTGCCATAGATAAAATTGATCTTGTAATACCACTCCATCTTGCAGCAGAAAAATTATTTATAGAATTTACTGATCCATCTACTTCTGCAAAATGTCTTTCCCATCTACCTTGATCTTTTAAATATCCACTAATTTTATTAACTTTACCTTGTTCTTTTCTTTTAATATAATGATCTTCAATTAATCTTCCTATTTTAACAAAATCTTGTTTTGGATTTGTACCTAATGTACTCATTATACCAATATTTCTTCCAGCATAATTAAATCCTGCAAATAGAGACTCTCTTAAATTACCACCACCAAAATGTGAATTGTAATCAAACCAATCATCAGCAGTTTTAAAATGTAATATTCTTTTTGCATTTAATTTAGATGTTAAATTTCTACTACCATAATTTCCACCAACACCTTCTACAATTTGATGTTCATTTCTTATTAAAGAATTGTAAACATAAGTTAAAAATTGATCTCTATCTTTTTCTGCTACATTTTCAAATGTTCGTTCAGCAAGTTTAGGTCTAATGTATGCTTTCCATGCTTCTAAATTTCTTTCAGCAGAACCATTAATTTCTTTTATATTTTTATTATTTTTTAAATTTAAAACATCAATAGCATTTCTTAATTGAAAGGGATCATGAGATTGTCTTACAATCCAACCTGAAAGTCTGCTAATATTTGCACCATATTTATTATATTCTAATCTTAATGTTTCAGAAAACTCATGAATAATTTTTGCAAGTTTTACAATATCTTTATTTTTTTCTGTAATTGTTTTTCCTTCACCTAATTCCCAAATAGTTCTAGCAAGTTTTCTATCAATATCAGCATTAGCTCTAGCAAACAATGTTGTTAAATTTTCTTGTCTTAATTTTTCTGAAAAAGCTGTAGCGATTTGTCTATATTTAGATAGTTGAGCAAGAGCAACTGAAGATCGTGATCCTTGTTTTTGTAAATTAGAACCAATTAATACAGCAGTTAATCCTTCTACAGGATCATCACCAAATTCTTTAATAACATATTCTACTGTATTTCTTATTTTAATTTCATTTTCTAGGTTATTTCTTGCATTTATTTTGGTTTGTATTTCTTGTTGTTTTAATACTTTTGTAGTTAAATCACTTATAATCGCATCATCTAAATTATTAACATCAATTTCTCTTTGTGCTTTTTTTATTTCATTTAAAATATCTTCAGCTTTAGTTGTTTCAATAGATGATCTTTTAAGAGTATCTCTTATTTGTGCTAAACATTTATCTTCTGCCATAACTACCTTTTAGTTACACAATTAATACCATCTTTAATTGCATCTTTTATTTCTTTATTTTTTTCATTAAATTCATCTACTGCTTTTTTAGATCTTTGTATTTCAACACTATCTTCAATATCTAATCCTTTTTGTCTTTCTTTAATTATATTTAATTGACTTTCTAAATCTATATTTTCTTGATCTAAATTTTTAGATTCTAAACTTTTAGATCTACCAGATGATTCAAAATTATTAAGTTCTCTTTGATCAGGATTTTTAAGAATAGTACTACCAGAATTTTCGTCAGTAACTCTTTTATCTATACCTTTTATATTATCGTCTTTTTGATCTACATTAACTCTTTCTTTTTTAGGAACGCTTTGATTTATTTGTGCATTTCTTAATTTAGGATCAAGGTCTGCAATAGGTTTAACATTAACAGGATTATCTTCTATTAAATCTGTTAATGCTCTTTGTAACAATACAACTCTTGTTTCTGGTGAAGTTTCTGCAAGTTCTTTCATAATCCTTGCATTTTCTCCATAGTATTCTTTATATGGATTCCATTCTGGTGTTTCACCATCAGTAATACCTGATTTTTGTCTAGCTGCATTTACTTTTTTTTCAAACTTTCTTCTTTTAATAAAATCTTTTAATTTACCTGCACCTACATGAAGTCCACCACCTAATATAGTTCCAAAACTAACTGCTATAAAT